TTTAAAGTCTTAGTAAAGTTCTTGTTTTTAAGATGTACAGCATTTTCAGCATCCGTAAACTCTTTAGTTAATCTTCCTATAACATCCTCAAATTCACCGGGAGGTACTTCGTTAAACCAGTTCTTGTTACGTAACTGCCAACCAGAAATATACTTGTTAAGACCGTATTCATCCATTAAGAATTGTAGCTTGCTAAGTATAAGATCCATGACTCTGCTCTCGTCAGAAAAAGGAGCAATCTCCACAACTGATTCTGCAAGTGATGTAATTTCTCTACCTAGTGTATCCATAACTCGAGCTGACGCTGCTGTGACATCATACCCTAAAAATCTATCTGTTAGGTATTTAATTGCAAATGCAGCTCCTCTAGCCTGTTCTTCGTTTAATGTTTCAACTTTAAATCTACCAAGTAATAAATTCTTAACGTCTCTATCTTGTAAGAATAAAGCTTGTACATCTTCTAAACTTTCAGCACTTATAATATCTTTGTAAATACCATATGCTGCTGCGTTCATTTGTTCATTACTATATCTGAATCCGTCAACAACTGCATCAAATCTACCAGCCATTCTACCAGCTTCAGCTACACCCATAACAGCACCCCGTGAGTTAGGTCCTACCATCAGACCTTTATTTAACATAGATTCTGTAATCACAGGAGCAGGGTCACCTACAGAGTTACCAAATTTAATACCTGTTGTATCTGCCATGTTACGTGCTACGTTGCCCGTAGGTGGTACTTGTCTAGCAGTTGTACCTACATCAAATAAATCAGGAGCTAAGTCAGGATCTATACCTAAATCTAGTTCTAGCTGATCTGGATTATTAACCTTACGTGTTAGAGCTTCGCTTGCCTCGTCAGCAGCTCGTAGATCTCCTCTACGTATAGCGTCATCCATGTTAGCTATCATACCAACCTCATCTTCAAGTGAGATAAGTTCGTTAATTAAGATATTCTCATTCTGTTTACTTAATTTTTTAGTACTTAGTACTTCGTTAATCTCTTGTATTCTAATCAGTAAATCTTCGTCAGCACCTTTAAACAATGATGTTTGCTTATATTTAATAGCATTATCATCTTTAGGAATAAACCATTCCATTTGTTTAGGTTTACTTTTACCAACAACTTGTGCCCGTTTTAAATCAATCACTGAGCCTACAAGATGTCCCATCCAAGACAATCCACCAGCTTCTAATTTATTCTTTTCTTTACGTACAGAAGGACTGTCAGAGTCTAATGTAACGTAAGATTCTGGTAAAGGTAAGCGTCCTCCGGGTCCAAATGTATTAGGGAACATTTGTACCATTACACCACCTAAGTTATGATCTTCACTTGTATCACTTATTTGTGAGATAACTTGTGATTCTGCCCACCATACACCACCTCTAGTTAAATTTCTGAATAAAGCTGGCATAGCTTGTAGACCCATTTTATTAAGTGCGGTGTTGGTTATTTTACCACTTTGTATAGAAGGTATAAGAACCGAAAATACTTCACGCATCTTTTGGTGTACAGGACTATCAAGTTTAGTAGCTAAATCCCATTTATCATCAATAGCATCACC